AGATCCTGCCTGACGAGTACCTTGCCCACTGGCCTCGCACCGAGAAAGCCGGCCAGCTCGAGATCAAGACCGCCACGCTCAAGGAGATGGCAGCGCTGGCCGGTGGCGAGGGACCGCTTGCCGAGGTGCTGTTCAACATCGCCGACCTGACGACCATCAACCAGTACCTGTCGAACTTCGGAAACAAGCTGATCAACATGGCGCAGAACGCCAGCGACGGCAGGCTGCACCCCAGCTACAACATCGCCCGCGCTGTGACCGGGCGGTTCAGCTCGAGCTCGCCGAACGCGCAGCAGTTCCCACGCGATCGCGAGCTGCTGGGTGACTTCACCAGCGTGCGCTTGTCGTTCATCGCGCCGCCCAAGAAGCGGCTGGTGTCGCTGGACTACAGCGGCATCGAGCTCAAGGTGCTGGCGCTGCTGGCTGAGGATGACCAGCTGCTCTACGACTGCGTGCACGGCGATCTGCACAGCGAGGTCGGGTCATACATGGCTGGGCACACGATCGACAAGAAGACACCGGAGGGTTATGAGATCCGGTCACAGGCCAAGGGCGTGTCCTTTGGCATCATCTACGGCTCAGGATCGCTTGGCCTGTCTGGTACGCTCAGAACGTCCCTCAGCCGCGCCCAAGAGCTGATCGACTTTTGGGCCGACCGCTACCCCAAGGCGTTCAACCTGCGCAACACGATGATGAACCACGCGCTGAACGACGGCTTCCTGCCGATGATCGACGGGGGCACGATCTGGATGGGCAAGAAGCCGCAGCTGCCCAAGTGCGCAAACTATCCTGTGCAGCGCGCAGCGCTCTCGGTCATGGCGCGCGCGATCATCCGGCACCGGGCGCGGCTTGAGGCCGCTGCCGATCGGGGCAAGCACCTCGGCACACGGATGGTCGCCAGCATCCACGACGCCTTGATCGACGAGGCCCTGATCGACGACGCGCCAGAGGTGCTGCGCTGGATGAAGGACGACATGGTGCAAGGCTACCTCGACATTTTTCCGGGCGCGCCGACCGAGGCACTGGTCGAGGGCGGCACCGGCCCGTCGTGGGGTGAGCTTGAAGATGAGGAGGTGTAGCCCTTGACTGACCCCACATCGATCGAGGCCGGTTTTGGCCCCGAATGCATCAACCACATCTGAGGAGAACATCATGCCTTTTGACGCACAACTCGCCATCGCCATCGCCAACCTCGACTTCCATGGCTTCGGCTATTCTGACCACCCGGACCTCACCGTGCTGCGCGCACGATACCCTGAGCTCGGCTTCGTCTTCGACCGCATCGAGGAGCTGCAGGAGAGCGCGGACACCGTCGACGAGCAGATCGATGAGGCGGTAAAAGACGAGGTCACCCCTCTAAATGAGGAGATCGAGGAGCTGGAGACGCGCAACAGCGACCTGCGCCTGGCGCTCAACCAGATCCGCGAGCTGACCGTCGACGTCGAGATCACCAACATCATTGAGGATGCGCTGTGACCGACCTCGTCAACCACCCAACGCACTACACCCGGCACCCGTCGGGTGTGGAGTGCATTCAGATCACCGAGCACATGGGCTTCTGCCTTGGCAACGCGGTCAAATACATATGGCGCGCCGACCTGAAGCACGATGCCATCGAGGATCTGAAAAAAGCGCGCTGGTACATCGAGCGCGAGATAGCCCGGAGAGAGGGACACACCAATGCCTACGCCTAAGCACGACCTGCCCAGCAGCCACGCGGTGGCGCAGCGGTCATATCACCAGCGCCAGCTCGACAGGGGTCTGGTGCGCCTGTCGGTCTATGTGCCCGACGCAGATCGAGATGCGTTCTGGGATGCGATTGATCGCCTTCGCGAGCGGTGGCAGGCCAAGGGCCTGATCGATTAGCGGCAGGCCGCCTGCAGCTGAGACAACAGGACCTGACCAGAGGTCACCGACTGGTTGCCCCCGTCATCAAGCAAGGCCCGTGCGAGATCCGCGCGGGCCTGTCTCGTTCCGTCACAGATCGCGTCGCCGCTCCTGATCTGCGTAGTACTGCAGCCAGTCACGAGCAGCAGCAGGATCGTTGCCGTGGCTCTCTGCGCCATCGATCGCCTTTCTTGTGTCCTTGTACCTGTCCAGCTCGCCTGTGCGGGCTCGGGAGGCGGCATCTCTGCGGCCCTGCAGGTAGATTCCAAAAATGGCAAAGGCGGCGGCCAGTGCCGCCGCCAGCCAGAGTTTGATGCGACCGAAGATCACTTCTTGGTTCCGCCGCCTTTGGGTTTCTTCTTGCCGTACATAGGATCACCTCCTTCAGGGTTTCTTCTTCTTCGCCGTCTTGGCACTTTCGCGGAATGACTGTGCCGTTGGCGCACCTTTGGTGCCGGGCTTCCGCATCTTCTCGCCAGATCCGGATGCAATGCGCTTTCGCTTTGCTTGGATGTTGGCGTATAGTCCGGGCTGCTTTGCCATCAGCGCATCCGTCTCCACAAGACGTAGCCGATAAACGCCGCGGCCACGCAGACGGCCACAAGCTGCGCGGTGGGGGCTAGGCTACCCAGTATGGGCAGGTGCTCCGCCGCTGCGGCCACAGCACCAGCTACACCGGCACCGGCAGCAGCCTTGGCGTCTTTGTCCTCGGCTAGTTTCTCGGGTTGGCGTGGCGGCTCGGTCGGCCACGCGGTTGCCGTCAACGGCCAAGGTGTCCCCCAGCTGCGCGGCTCGGCGGTATCGACATGCATAAATCCGCTGCGCGGGTAGTACCCGAAGCCACTGAAGCCAGCTGCGCGCGCAGCAGCCTCGAACGTGTGCGGATCGTGGTTATCCATGCGGACGTCGAACGCGATGCCCTGCATGTGCTTGCTGGCCTTGGCCCCGCCGACCTTGCGGTTATGCTCCGGGGACCGGTACGCCGATGTCAGGATCAGCGGCTTGCCCAAGGCGGTGCGCAGCGCCTGCAGCTTGTCCAAGGCATCCTCGTTGATCAGGATCGACCCCGTGCCCTTGCAAGCAATCTCGCGCGGCGAGAAAGACGGCCACCGCCACGTGTTCGCAGGCACCATCTTCCAGTCGGAATATCTGGTCATGTCACTTCCTCAAGTGCTGTTCTATATTGTCGAGCTTTTCCATCACTGCCTTAAAGGACTCCTTGACCTCCTTGAACTCACGGTCAGACGCTTCTTTGCTCGCAGACGTTTGCGCCTTGATGACAGCAATGTCCGTCGTGTTGGTCTGGGTTTTAGTATACAGCATCCAGACGGCACCCGCTACGGGGGCCACAATCCACTGCATGATGGTGTTAAGCACGTCCATCGGTACGCTCCTTGATTTCATCCATGATGCGGAGAAGCGCGGTAAAGCAGTCGCGAGCCTCGGCAGCCAGTTCACTACGTACACGGTACGCTTTGAGTTCCTCAAGCGCCGCTTTGCGGTCATCCCACACGAGGTGAGAGGTCGGGTACCCGTCAAGGCGCCGTCGCATAATCTCGCCACCCATCAGGTGCGCACCGGTCAGCACGTATGCTGCCCCGGCGATCTTGTCGTCCGTGTCCAGAGACTCGGCGTATGCGTAGGCAGCAGGTACAGGCGTGCTGATGCGCCCCACTTCAGTGATGTCGTCTTCCAGCCGCGCGGTGCGGTGCAGAACCACAGGCAGCGTGGGGTCGATCTTGTGGTGGATGCGATGGATCGCGTAGAGCCAGTCGCTGTACCAATCCATAGGTGGCTTGCCAGACGCCATGGCAGCGCCCACGAGGTGTTCCTCGCAGGCGTGATGCTGGTCGCGCGTGGCTTCCCAGAGCGGCCTTGTCATGGGGCCTCTGGCCAGTTGATGTCCGTGGGAAAGCCGGCCTGCGCCGTGATGTCCCGCAGCGCTTGGCGGTAGGTAGCCCATGCAGCTTGGTCCACGGGAGCGTCAGGGACTTGAGTCCAGTCTGATGCGGCAAGTAGGTCGTTGCGTTGCGCGCGGGCTTGGGCGGCGAGGGCTTCGAGATCAACAGGTGGTGCAACGTAAACCCATTCAGAGCCATTCCACTGGTGGTCCCCAGAAGGAATCAGCGGCACGTCAACGGTTCCTGCGAGGTATGACGCAAATATCTCCGCACTTGGTGCGGTGTTAGTTTGCCAGTAACCTATCTTTGGATGAAAGAAACCTTTTTCCATTACCGTAACTCCTGCGCCGATGAGATTCCCATTCCACCACCAGTTGCTTTGTAGTAGTGATTGGGCGGGATAATTACACAAGCCGCGTCATAGGTGCTGCTAGAAAGGTCACCCCAACCTTGCGTAGAGAAAACGGACGTGCTGGGGCCAACCGAAATATCTAAGTTACCAGTCACATTTGTCCGCATTTGAAAAACAATCGACCTGCCTGTGGTGTTTTGATACCAAACATTCGCGGAGCGAGAAACTGCCTGCCACGTTTGACCGACTCCAATGCCAGCAGCAATGTCAGACTTAAAAGCTATCGCCCCTCGGTCAGAGGCATCAACTTGCGCCTTCAGTTCGCTACCGCTCCAGCCGATATAGACCTTACTGCCCAACTGACCTGCACCACCGCCCTGCTGCACTGGGGTGAAACCAAGGGCACCTGCGGGGCCGGTAGGGCCTGTAGTGCCTGTACCCTGCACACCTTGTGGGCCCTGCGGACCAGTTGGGCCAGTCGAACCACCAGTGCCGTTAAGGCCAGATGGACCAGTTGGGCCTGCGGGGCCTGCGACTGTAGAGTTCGCGCCTTGGGGGCCTGTCGGACCTGTCGGACCATTACCGGCTACACCCTGCGGGCCTTGCGACCCTGTCGGACCAGTTGCGCCGGTAGGGCCACCGCCGGTAGGACCTGTCACACCCGTCGCGCCTTGCGGACCTGTCGGCCCTGTTGCGCCTGTGCCCGTTGCACCGGTCGAACCTGTCGGACCCGTGGGACCGAACGTACCTTGTGTACCCTGAATACCTTGCGGACCAGTGGGGCCCGCTGCGCCGAGCGCACCGGATGTACCTTGGATACCCTGTGGGCCAGTGGGACCAACCGCACCGAGTGTACCGTCTATGCCCTGCGGGCCGCTTGGGCCGGTCGGACCTGCGAGACCTTGGAGACCACGGGGGCCGGTTGGGCCTTGTGGGCCGACGATCTGGCCAGCATTATTCCAAGCCGAACCGTCCCAGATGTACAGATCACCGGATGCCTGCACGATGATGGCATCGTTAAGTGTGTTGCCTGTAGGCGGCAGGTCACCAACAGTGGCGACCTCGCCAACAAAATTGATCGAGGTACCTTGAGGACCCTCTGAACCAGTCGGTCCGGTGTTACCCTGCGGACCTGTCGGACCTGCTACACCAATCGAACCTGTCGGGCCGCTGAGGCCAGTACTACCCTGAGTACCTTGAATACCTTGAATACCCTGCACGCCTTGCGCACCGGTTGGACCTGTCGGGCCGGCAACCGTAGAAGCACCACCCGCAGCACCTGCGGCTCCGGTCGGACCAGTCGCACCAGTCGAACCTGTTGGGCCTTTGAGGCCGGGTGTACCTGTCGGACCTGTAGGACCAGCGGCAGTTGACGCATCACCCTGCGGACCAGTGGGCCCTGTGGCCCCGTCAGCGCCAGCGGCGCCGGTCAGGCCCTGTGGCCCAGTGGGGCCCTGCGGGCCAACGATTTGCCCGACGTTATCCCACGCCGCGCCATCCCATACGTAGAGGTCGCCATCAGCAGTGACGATGTAAGCGTCGTTGATGACATTGTCGACAGCAGGTAGGTCACCGACAGTGGCGACCTCACCCTTAAATGTGATGGATGTACCCTGCGGGCCTTGCGACCCTGTTGGTCCAGTCGGACCTTGGGTTCCGGTTGGGCCTGTTACACCTTGCGGTCCAGTTGGACCGGCCTGTGTAGAAGCTGCGC